ACAATATTATAAAATATTCTCGAATCGATGTACCACCTACGAAATACTTCATAGGCTTTTCCATTAAAATCTAGTAAGTGTAAGACTTTTTCAAACTCTTTATAAATTTTTAACTTTATTGGATCTGGAATTGGAAGGTTTTTTAGATCAATTTTGACCGGTTTTCTATCTGTTCCGTATACAACAGCAGCATTAACGATTTCATCAACGGCATTGTCTACTTCTGGATAAACAGACATATTTCTATATTGAATTATAGAATTATTTTCATCTCTTAGATTTGCACCATAATCCAGAGCTGTTCCATAGAAACCACCGGCTTCTACAGTTACCGTTCCATCAAAAATTTCAGGAGCAGCAAAAGTCTGCAAAGCCTGGTTTTCTTTTTCCTGCTTTGTAGTATTCTTTTTTCCGAATTCAAAACCAAAAACTTCAATTTCCATATTATGTTACACTCTTTATTTCTATGTAGTCGTAAATTAAGACGACGTTAAAACTGTTTAACGTATTCGGTCTATTCATGTTAAAGTTAATAGGATCTACAACTTTTGGCCAACAGCCATAGAGCGTCATCTGCTTTAAAAGGGCAGATTGGGTCTCATCACCATTTAAATTCATGTGATTTACAGTCCAAGTGGCTTTAAACTTGTCTGGATCGTGATTCAATACTGACGTGTTTACTAGATTTGTATTCTGTATGTTTAACTGATTTTGCCATTTCTGAAATGCTGCCCACATATCTCCATCACCAGTATCATCTAAAACGGAAATAGACCAAGCCGAATATACTTTTTCTCCGGGATAGTGTGCTTTTCTGCCCCGGTAATCATAACTCAAAGTATTGGTTTGAAGTTGTGGAATCTGGGTGGCCCTTACGTGAAATCTAGTTATCGATGTTCCACTAAAAGGTATATTTCCAGTAACATAAAAGCGATTTAGTCTGGTACCACCTCTAAATGTGTTTTTAAATTCATTAAGCATTTGTTATAGTTGAGTTTATTTGATCTATTTTGATGTAATCAAACATCATTGTTACTCTGAATACTGCTGGTTCGGTGGATCCCATGTCAAATGTAAGAGCTCCCACTTCGCTTGGCCAACAGTTATAAAGATCAATCTTTCTTAATTGGTTTCCATTTAAGTCCAACTGACGTATAATCCAGTTTGTTTGAAGTTTGTCATATGAAAAATTATTTTGATAAACTTCGTGGGTAACATGGCTATCTAATTGATTTTTCCATGTATTAAAAGCACGCCATATTGAATTGTCTCCACTATCGTCAAAAACATCTACCGACCAAACTGAATATTGTCTATCTCCTGGAAGATAATATGCTCTTCCTCTGTAAGGAATTGCTATAGTTCCTACCTCGACTCTTGGCAAAGAAGAGGCAAAAATTTTAACTTTTAAATCATCTACGGTTGGTTTCACGACTCCAACTGGCCACAAACCAGAAACCTGAAACCTATTGGCCCTGGTTCCTCCATTAAAGGCATTTTTAAAATCTCTAATAGAGTTATTTGCCATATTATGCCTCTAAGGTTACGTTTATTACGAATTCATCTATGCTCAAAAGGGGTCTAACTATAACTTGAATGTTTAGTGTGGATGAGTAATCATCGTTATTATCATCATTACATATAACCTGTGCTTGAGATCTTAAGATTGCATAGGCATATCTATCCAATAAAGTATTAATTTCTGCAGTAATAGAATCTCGTGTAGACTGAATGTTTAGTTCAAAGAGGTATTTTGTACCTATTTGTGTTACTTCGTATTCCAGTACATTTTTTAGGTTTGATGGGCCAATTCTTTCAGAAGTAGTTGGTGCCGAAGCGCTTCCAGTAGCACCAACAAGATCCGAACCCAAGAATGCTGGGCTATAATTTACGTAAAAATTAACTCTGTTTAGTTTTAAAGTTGTTTTTAGCGCAGAATTCCATGAAACCAGATTTGTTATCTGCTTATTTTTTAGCGTGGATCTATCCAAACCACCAACCGTCAAGAAATATTGATCTAGATTTTTGGTAATATTAAAAGCCCCTGCAACATCGGCAATTGCAGGAATACTATATTCCAACTGACCACCGTTTTGTAGGGTAGTTACGGTATACGTAGTTCCATTTAAACCATATATGTTGAATACTCTGTCTGATATGTTTGCAATAGAGCCTCCAAGATACGTTGTAAAATTTTGTGCAGTTGTTCCCGTGCCATCTCCAGAAGATGGAAATATTCCAACAGTAGATACCTTTTCATCGAGCCATTTTGTAACAGAAGAATTACCGGCGGAATTTCCAATCAAAACATCAATAGGGTTACCAGACTGATTTTCATAGTTGTTTAATCCTGAAGTTGTTCCAGATATGATAAGGTTACCGCCATATGCAAGATAATGCAGGCAGTGCAAGAAATCGTTTCCAAGTGGTGCACGAACGAGAACTTGTGTGTCTGATGTTTGTTGGAAGAAACCAAAAGTTCCACCACTTCCTGTATAAGAAATCAAGCAGTGAGTTACACCTGTCAATTTATTCAAATCATTTATTAAATTTCCCGGATTTGTATAAACTAGGTAACTGTCACCAGTCGTTCCTTTTGGTGGTGTTGTTTTATAATTTCTGGCATAAATTAACCATCCAAAAAGTCCACCGGGATCCTTTTCTGCGGCCCCACTTGATCCATTGAAAGATGGTAATACGAAAGTTGAGCCGGCAACAATAGCTGCATATAGTGGGTCACCAGACGGAACGTTTGAACTGAACTGGCTGGCGTTGAGGAAGGATCCAAGATTTGGATTAGTATTTGGCATAGTTCTTTATTCTCTTCCAAATATTTATAATTTTTATGCTGGATACCAAACTACTTTTCCATCGGAAAATTCGTCATTATCCCCACTTTCGTTTGAATTATACATAAAAAGCGTATTATCATCCTCACTATTGTTCGGTTGCTCGTATGCAAATTTTGCTTGTTCGACCAGATCTGCAAAATATTCCTGTCTAGTGAGCCACGCAAAGAACACCAAAGTCATCACTAGATCGTCATTTTGGCCATCATCTGCTTTGTAGGTGTTAGATTTAGAAACGAAGGACATCAATTCAGATATGATTCTATCATCATTTAATAAAATTTTGTTTTCTTCCACCAGCCTTTTTAATATAGCACATCCCAATTTCTTTGTTTGGGCTGTTGTTCTTATTCCCATCTCATTTTTTCCAACCCCACCAAATCCCTGAGATAAAATCTGGCCTTTTCTTCCCAAAACCTTAGTCATTAAAACATTATCATACTCCAGATCAGAATGGAGTATATTTGAAACTTGACCACCCAAATCATTAGTTTCGATCAATACATAGGCGTTATTATAAGCTTTTGCTGCATTTAAAATAACTGTTGGGAAATTGAATGGGCTTATGGTGTTATTTCTGTAAGAACCTACAACCTTATATGGTGCTTCAGTTCCATCTATTACGGTAAATGCAGAGTAATCCACTCCCTGTCCTCTAGAAACGTCCGCCTGAAGAAAGTAAGTTCTTTCTTTTTGGGGCGTTTCAAATACTCTGTATCCCTCTGCATTTTCGCTGATCGGCTCTTCTGGTGCAAGAACATTTAGTTTACTTGAAGAAATTAAAGTATTAGATGAACCTAAGAAACTGCAACCGTATTCCTGTTCAAACTGATCTGCACTTGTGTTGGCTATCTGTTCTGCCGCCCAAGTTTCATCACGAAGTTTTGGACTTCCCGGACTAATTGGCGTATCACGCCAAGTTACCTCTACAGGGACAAACTTATTTTTTAATTTATGTCCTTCAGGTCTTTTGGCATCCACCCAAAGTTTATGAAAGTGGTTCATTCCATTTGGAGTTGATACAATAATCAGTTTTGTAGTGGTACCAGCCGAAATGGTTGGATACGTAGAAGTATAGAATTCTTCTGCCACGTGGCTAGGCAAGAAGGCATATTCGTCTAAGAGCAGAAGGTTGTAAGAACCACCACGGATAGCTGAGGAACTAGTGGCGTCACACATTACTCTGGAACCGTTTTCTAATTTAAAGCTTGTCTTGTTCCACTCAACTACTCCCTGTTGAAGAAAATGGGGCAAGTTTTCATACGCTAGCTGAAGTTTTGAGAATAACTCTTCTTTGGCAGTTTTTAGTCTGTTTGCGAGGATGGCCACGTTAACACTTTGGTTAAACGTAATATAATGACAAATGTAACTTGTCACGCAAGTTGATTTACCGCACTGGCGTGGCCATTTGGAGATCGTAAAGCGATTATCGTGAATTGCATTTACGAAGTTTTTTTGATATTGGTACAGATTAAAAGGAACGATACCCTTATCGAGGGTTTTTACTTTTATGTACTTTTCACAGAAATAAACCGGATCGTTTGCACACTTGACATATTCCTTTAATTGTTCTTCTGTATATTGAAGTTCAACTCCAGGTAATTTTAATTTTGGGTTATTTCTATAACCCTCTTTATTGTTTATTGCCATTATCTAAAATCTCCACATCGACTATGTCTTTTTCAGTGCTACGATCTTTGTTTAGTAAATTTTGAAGATCTTTGGTGGAGCCAATGAAAACAGAATTGTTTGTTTGTTTTACTTCGGTCTTTCCAGTGGACGTAGTGTCCTTTGCAGTCTTGTGAACACTCAAAACATTATTATTCAGGTCCGCCATTGTTTTTAACAGTATTGCCACAACTTCAAATGCTCTTGGGCTATCAGATTCAGTAGCAACCTTTAAAGCACTTTCCAAAGCTACATTTCCATTACCAATCAAATCTTTAAGATTTGATTGTACCATTTCATAATCTTTTTGAAAATTTGCCTGGTTGAATGTACCGCCAGC